TCCACTGATATTTTTAGAAAGTTTTACAGGTCCGGCAGCAGTATTGCAGATAGGACCTCATGAGCTTACCATGCCGTTAGATTGGTGTACCATTGTAGGAGATCCCGAAGGACCAGAAATGGAAGTATTACCGCTGACCAGTTTAAATGACAGAGGTTTTAAGACATTTTGTTTTAATCCGTTAAGTGGATTCCGCCCGGAATTTTTTGAAATTGATATCATTGATGTTTATCAAGATGTCAAGTGGTATTTCCCCAAGATGCGCCCTGGCCAATTATTATGCACACCACTACATGCCGGTCCAGGTCCGAGCTGTGCCTACTTTGTTAAGGAAGTTTCGAGACAAAGTGAAATTGTAGACTACACTAGATGTTGGTAAGATGGGATGGTTTAAGACTATGGGAAATTTAAAACCAGGCGAAACATATATCTATGAAAGAGCCGACGGAGTTATATACGCTCGAGAATTTGGAGCTAAACCAGAAACTAGAAAAGCCATCGGATGGGACTGGGATCCTATTACAGGCCACGCAATAAATCGATCACAAAAAGAAGAAGAAGATCTTTGGAGAGACATTAGAAAAACAGCCTTAGAAAATCCCTCTTTACAAGAAGCACTGGATCGTGTTAAAGTACAATACTACCTAAGCAAAGACAATGGCAACAGCAAAACTTGATATTAAACGAGAACTAAATGCAGTAGATCAAAAGAATTATGATTTCTACGATAATCTCACCGATGATGAAAAGAAAGCATTTAGTCCTTACATCTTAATGAGATATACTGCCAGTTGTTCTGGAGATCGTGATATACAAGAATGGTTCTTAGAAACTACTAACGAATATGTCAATAAAAATCATTTTGATTTAAGCAAAAATCACAAGGCATTGTTGTGGAAATTATTTGCGGCAACTGGTGCAGGCGTTCCTACATATCATCCTTATCTAGCCTCAGGTAAAAAAGAAAAAGCCAACAAGATTGAAAAGTTGTTGTGTGAAATTTATCCAGCTATGAAATTAGATGACATCAAGATGATGGCGGGAATGATGGATAAACATGACATCAATGAATTATTCGATAAGATGGGTTTCGATAAAAAGCAACGGAAAGAATACGAGTGATAGCATTGGTTAATCAGCCATTTACATGTGCCCATTGTAACAAGAGTTTTATGCAAGAAAAAACTCTGTATGCTCACATGTGTGAAAAGAAAAGACGAGCATTGCAGGAAAAAGAAAAGCGTGTGCAGGCAGGCTTCATGGCGTTTAATCGATTCTGGCAGTTGGCGCAGGGCGGAACAAAAAACAAAACATATAAAGAATTTTGTAATACAGCCTACTACAATGCGTTTGTAAAGTTTGGTAGTTTTTTAAACAATGTCAATCCTTTATATCCAGAAAAATTTGTTGACTATGTGATCAAGAGCGGTGTTAAATTAGATCATTGGTGTAGAGATGAATTGTATGAAACATATCTTTATGAAATAATTAAAATAGAACCAGTAGAATCTGCTGTTCAAAGAACTATACAAACCATGATGGAATGGGCCGACGAAAACAACGCAACTTTTGCACATTATTTTCGATATGTAAGCCTTAACAGAGCAGTACATGATATTCTAAATGGTAAAATAAGTCCTTGGGTTGTTTTGAACAGTACAACTGGTCAAGCTATGGTAAATGGTATGAGTGACGAACAATTAGATATGATTGCACCCGCATTTGACATACCTTTTTGGGCTAAGAAATTTAAAGCAGAACCTGCAGATGTTGCACTTGTAAAAGAAATTTGTTCGGAGACTGGAATTGAGTGAACAAAAAAGATTCTGCGATATATTTCAGGCTACTATAGAAACTAGCCATAAACAATATCGAAAAATTGAACCATTGCCAGAAAGTTGGTGGCAGATGGAAGAATATACAATTGGCCATCGTGTGTCATACCCTGAACAAAAGATTAAAACTATACAGGGTATTGCAATACATCTGCCAGAAGACAGATTGTCAGATTTGATTCGTAGTGCAGATGATTCTAGTATGTACAAAGAGATGACAATTAGAGACAATGTTCCTGCGGTAAAGAAGGCGTGGGAACATTACCAAATGCTACTAAAAATGTGTGGCGGAGACTATTAAATGACAAGACTAAATGGATTTGTAGAAAAAGGGTGGGGGCATGAATTTATCTTTGCCTCCAATGACAAGTACTGTGGTAAGATACTGAAGTTCAATAAAGATGCAAAATTCAGCATGCACTTTCACAGTGAAAAAGACGAGACTTGGTTTGTACTAGATGGCGTATTTGAAGTTAAGTTTATCAATACCAAAGATGCTAGCCCGGGTAGCCAACTTATTAGAAAAGGTGATGTGTGGCACAATCCTCCACTATTCCCTCATCAGGTTATCTGCATTGAAGAAGGTGCGCTAATTGAAGTTAGTACTCCAGATAGTGTTGAAGACAACTATCGTGTGGCCAAAGGCGACAGTCAAAAATGAAAATTTTGATCACAGGTGATGGAGGTTTTATTGGTCAAAATATGACCAAGCATCTGTTTGATCATACTCTCAAATTTTACGAATGGGGCGAGACATTTCCCGATGTCACAGGCTTGGATTGGGTAGTACACCTGGGCGCAATTAGTTCTACAACAGAAAGAAATGTAGAACGAGTCATGGAACAAAACTTTGATTTTAGTTGCTGGCTATTACATGAGTGTGTGGATAAAGGTGTAAATTTACAGTACTCCAGTAGCGCCAGTGTCTACGGACTTAAACAGAATTTCAAAGAAGATGCTCCAGTGGATCCTTTGAGCCCTTATGCATGGAGCAAATATCTATTTGACAAGTATGTTGCCGAAGGTAACTGGCCAGGCATATTTGTACAGGGCTTTAGATACTTTAATGTCTACGGTGATCACGAAAATCACAAAGGTAGTCAGGCAAGTCCATTTTATCAATTTGAACGTCAGGCAAAAGAAACTGGTGTTATCAAATTGTTTGAAGGCAGTGAAAATTTCCGTAGAGATTTTGTTCCTGTGGAAACAGTCTGTGAAGTACACCGAAAGTTTTTTGATGTCTATGAAAGCGGCTTATGGAATATAGGCACCGGAGAAACTATGAGCTTTCAAGAAGTTGCAGATTTGTATGCGGCTATGTATAATGCCCGTATTGAATATATACCTATGCCCGATAGTGTCAAGAATCAATATCAAACATATACCTGCGCAGATCTAACACGCCTAAGGAAACACTATCCATGAAAGTAATGGTCAATGGCACATTTGATATTCTGCATCGCGGACATCTGCAGATGTTACAATATGCGAGAAGTCTCGGTGATCATCTATTGGTTGCTATAGACACTGATCGCCGTGTGACAGAACTCAAAGGACCTACACGGCCTGTGAATAATCAAGATGATAGACGCTACATGTTAGAAAGTCTACGCTGTGTCGATACTGTGTATTTTTTTGATAGTACAGAAGAACTAATTGAAATAATAAAAAAATATCAGCCTGACATCTATGTTAAAGGCAGTGACTGGAAGAAAGACAGTCAATCAACCGCACACCGATATTGTAACGAAGTAGTATACTATGACAGAATTGAACAATACTCAACCACAAACACCATTCAACATATTATTAATCGGGGATAACTGTACCGATATCTATCAGTACGGTACTGTAGATCGTATCAGTCCCGAGGCACCTATTCCTGTGTTTGTTCCTACACATTCAGAGGAAAGAGAAGGTATGGGCGGCAATGTTTATGCTAATCTAAAAGCATTAGGTTGTGAGGTCAATTTTCTATGTGGGCGAATTAGCAAAAAGACTAGACTAATTGATTCAAGAAGCAAACAACAAATTGTTCGCATAGACGAAGATGTAAAATCTAAACCTATTGTAATTGATTCTGAAATACCTCCTATCTACGATGCCTATGTTATCAGTGATTACAATAAAGGTGTCGTTAGCTATGAATTAGTTGAACAGTTGATTGCCAGCGGCAACCCTGTATTTGTTGATACAAAGAAAACAGATTTGGCTCGATTCCAAGGAGCATGGGTTAAGATTAACGAATTGGAATACAGTAAACTCACAAGCGAATGTACTGGATTGATCACTACCCTAGGTGGACAAGGTGCTAGGTTGTGGGATGAAATTTATCCAACCAAAAAGGTAGAAGTCACAGATGTCTGCGGAGCAGGTGATACATTCTTATCTGCATTAACTGTCCAATACCTATATACAAACGACATTAAAAAAGCTATAATGTTTGCTAATGTTGCCGCAGGCATTACTGTACAACACCTAGGTAACTACGCACCAACATACGACGAGATTAGAATTGCCGGATATTGACATAGACTTTGCTGATAGAAAAAAGATACTCGATATTATCGAGCATACTCCTGCGGCCATGGTTGATCAAGATGGCACTTTTAAGAAACACAATTCTGGTGTATATTGTACTTCTATCCCAGTTAATCCATTAACAGGCACCGCAAGTTTTGATTATAAAGAAGCAGAACAACGAGGCTACTTTAAAATAGATTTTTTAAATGTCAGTGTCTACAATGATGTTCGAGATGAAGCACACCTTAACCAATTAATGGAAACTGAGCCACTATGGGATCTATTGTTAGAAGACGACTTTACGGAAAAACTGTTTCATGTGAACGGGCACGGATCAATCTTGAGAGAAATGAAGCCGCAGAGCGTGGAGCAACTAGCGGCTGTGTTGGCGGTGATCCGTCCCGCAAAGCGTTATTTGATCGGGAAAGATTGGAGCGAGATAGAAGCGGAGGTTTGGCAAAAACCCGACGGAGATGAATACTATTTTAAGAAAGCACACGCCATTGCCTATGCGCATG